CGCTTGCCGTCCAGCCTCGTAGCGATCATGAAGCCCCCTACCCACCTATAAGTAAACCTAATTGATCAATAGGTTGTCACCATGGCTCAGAGAGCGTACCTAGAGCGAACTCAGGAACCTTATTCCCACGTGATTTATTGCATCCAGCGTGTGCAGGTGCGAAGTTATCAGGATCCAGTACAAGGTCTGGATCAACAGATGTAGGGATACGGTGATCAGCATTGAATGCATTGGGATTGCCTGTGCGAGCATCTGCGCTGTAGTCAATGGGTTGGCCACAGAGCCAACACGGTGCATTGATCTCTGCACACTCATCACGGTATTTACGCTGTGCCTCAATGCCAGCACGAGTACTAGGGAATGGGATAGTTCCTCACCTCCACATAACGCAAAGAAACCTGTACCGTTCGTGGTACAGGTGTTGCACTTGCAAGTATATACACAAGTGCAACGCATTGGTCAATAGTTAATCACTAGATGCCAACACGTCTAAGTATTTGGTCTAAGTCATAGAGGTTGGATCTACCTTTACGTCTGACATTGATATGCCCACGTGCAGCCCATGAACGTAGTGTGCTCTGTGTGATGATATGCCCGGCGCGTGCTAGATGGATCACAGCATCTCTGGCAGTGACCATACCTAGATCACCTTGATTGACTACCTTTAACTTAGAGCTAATGTCTACTAGAGTAGTTCGCACAGTATGGGCATGTGCCGTAGATGCAACGTCCCACGCATGGAACGTGATCCATGAGAGCATGTCATCCATATCACGTGAGATAGATCTACCGGACTCAACATCTACCAGAATATCTACCAACACATAGTAGAGCTGATAGGTGAGATCCATATCCAGATCACTTGCCCATGTAGTAGGTACAGGAACCTTGGATCCAGGACTAGATCCACTAGACCCTACCTGTTCATGCTGTACCTTAGTCATCTTAATGTCACATAGTGTGGTGTGTTGTCGTGAGATGGTGCGACATAGTAGAACTATCTGTTCTGCCATATCGTCTGTGGCATTATCTACAGACGTAGAAATGCCCCCGGTGATGTAGGAACTCATGGTTCTTATACTACACAACCGGGGGCGCTTATCCCATTGGCCCCATCTCACAAAGGCACAACTAAGACATTACACTACATGTTGTTAATATTTCAATCTGTTCTTAACCCATCTTCATACCCAGCTTCATAGGCACCACGGATTAGCTCCATGAATGAACCTAGCTGTGTAACTGCGTGCCAGTTCTCAGGGTTGGCATGTCCACGGTACTTATGGACAATCACACCACCTAGCACAGGGATGTTCTCTGTGTGATCAGTACACACCTGCACCTGATTACCCAGCTGTGTGTACCACTCTTTCCACTTAGGTGATGCCACATCCTTTACCTGTACGACAAGACGGCCTGCAGGTGTATCTGCCAGCACATCACCTAGATCATCTTCAAAACCCGCACGTGTTTTCTTAGTGGGGTGATACATGGAGAGGAAATCACGCACTGCACGTTCTGCAGCGTCACCTTTGCGCTTATTTGGATTAGCCACGTAGCCCGGCCTCTTTCAAGTCATCTGGGAAACCGTGAATGGTGAGCCACTGGTCATATGTCATAGCAACGTGCATCTTGTCTAGATCTTCATCTTCCAAGTACGCAATGATGTATACATCATCTAGGAACGTGCGTTGAGCGAACCGCAACCCAAACGCATCATTGTTGGGATGACGCGCCAACTTATTAGCACGTGCAGCTGCAGTAGATCCCAGCCTGTAACGACCCCACACAACAGGGCGCTTATCATACGATGCAATCCCGTAGACCTCTGCATAGCGTTCTAGGGTGCCAGGAATCGGGATGTAGTTCTGATCCGGTAGATCAGTCTTGATTGGTTTATCAGCCATGTTCATTGATCCTTACTTAATCGTCAATCTGCCCATAGTGTCAGTGCCGGGCATCGTTGTTTTCACCACAGCCTCATACACATCTGGGAAATCATTCTCCAACGTCTTGTAGTCCACACGACGAGATGAAGCGGGCTTAGATAGTGAGAACTTTTCACCACCCGGCGTAGCGTGTGTTCCAGCTCCGTATCGATTCCAGAGATATGTACGTGCAGTGTCCTTAGTGTCAGATGCACGTTTGGACAATTCACCGACAACCTTAGCCCCAGCTACCTGTACGTCTGGATCCTGAGGTGATCGTGTCACCACTTCATCAATAAGTGCTAGGTAGTGCTGGATGTGTGAGTGTGCATCTTGAATGGTGGAGATGCCGTCATAGACCTGTACGGCCTCTGGCTGCGATAGTGGTACATATCCCCCAGCCTGTGAGGGATCAATGAATGGATTAGTCATGTACTGAGTATGGCACACACGTAACCGCATGTCCAACCAGTTCCACACCCCAATACCTGCCCGGCCACTCCACCCGGCGCTACATATCCATGGCGTGATCTGTGGAAGTGGTAGAACGTCAATCACACTTAATTATGTGAGTCAACTTTTAGGGTGAAATTTCTACCTACCAATGAAGTGATGTTGAGGATCTAAACCTCTGTGCATCTGGTGGTCTTAATTTCTCTTTTTCACCCATCCATTTTATGTAAGCTGATCCAGGGAACCAGCCCCCTGAAAGGGAGGCTCCGCGTAGCGGTGGATACAGCTTATCATATGCAAAAAAATGGAGTCAACTTATATACCTGCAGGTCACAGGAAATACATACCCATGTACACAAGTGATTTTCTAAACATAAATACTTAAGTAGTTCCACATTTCTTAGAAATACGCTAAAAACCGGGTTGTTTTTTAAGCATTAATGGTTTAAAGTTATCCATACCGAGCAAAACACGCCGGTTAGGGTGCACTTACTTTGTACCTGAAATTGACCCATCCACAAGGCCGGGAGGTACCCCAATATGGGGTTGAAATCAGATAACCGTGAACGTCTTACAGATGCACAGGTTGAGGAATTACGGCACGAATATGTGCGTCTGCGTGACATGCAAGAACCAGAGGAACCAGTGACAGAGATTGAGGAATATCTCGCACAGCGGTACGGGGTAACACCTGTAACTGTCGGAAATATCGCCTCTGGTAAGTCACGCAGGAATGTTGGCGGGCCTTTGACCCCCCGCCCTAAGACGCGCCGGGATGCACGTAAGGCTGGTTTTGTTGCAGGCGTGAAGATGATTGTCCGTGATAAGGCAGGCCGGGAGGTCTACACATGTACCTATCCAGATGGGTACACGGTATCTACCATGCCTGTGGCTATGGAGTTGTCAGATGACGAATGAGCATAAAAACCACCTGCCCCCGCTACAGATGACAGTGGAACAGGCAGCTACAGTTCTGCACTATGTCACCCGGCGTACATTCATTTCTGAGTTCCTTGGCACCCTAGAGGGTAAGGCATCCTCTGATTTTGAGCGTGAGGCGGTAGCGCACATGCGAGATCAGGAATTGTTCATCATGGGCATCTTGCGTGAATACATCACAGATAAATACGACATTGAGACCTTGCCCCGCGTGGTGGATCTCATAGACCGTGAGACGGTACCGGAATCCGCAATCCTTACCATGATTGCTACAGGCGACATTGAGTTAACCAATCTTGAGTTGTGGCACAGTGCCACACAGATCAGATCCACTATGGACAACATCAACGGCAAAGGGCATTTCCTATGAGCATCAATGACAACATCAAATACATGGGTGGCCTATCTGGATCACCAGAGGATGAAGCACATGAAGAGGCGCTACGCATGAATGAACGTATCCAGCGTAGCGTGGACATGCGCGAAGAACTGAAAGACCACATGCCAAAGGTGGGTGACACTGGTTGGTATGCTGCACCTCACATGCTGCAGGTACACCACAACTCGCCCAATGGCTCCACTGTGCTAGTCATGTCACGTGAGCAGGCTCTGCACCTTGCTGTGGAACTGATGCAGTGGTTCACGGATAACCTAGAGGATGGTGCACTATGAGCCGGGTATACACCAACGCCAAGTACATCTTGGCTAAGCACCTAAGTTGGGAACACATCGGACAACAGATCACCATCTCAGATGGAAACCAGAGGCTGTACGGAAAGCTAGTCTCACTCCACATCTCCCCCACACGGATCAGCGCGCGTATGCAGTTTGAAATATTCCCTAAAACGGCAGCTGAATTGACACAGATAAAACACATCGAATTAGCCCCACACAGGCTAGTAGGGATAGGACTAGAAGAATGAGCATTGAACAGCGACTGATCACCAACAAGCTGCAGAGCTGTGAGAGTTGGGCACCCGGCTATATGGATGGCGCGTGTATCATGCGACAGAAATACGCCCCCAAATATGGCACACACGGGGCACCCTCCAATGTGAAGATGGATGCGTACTATATCGCTAAGACAGTGGACGGTAAGAAATACCGTATAGCTGGGCCTGGGTTCATCGAACATGTAGAGGTGGGCAGCCTCACCTCTGCACGTCGCATGTGTGACCTCATGGCCATTGAACAGTCCATGTACCTTATGGAGGCAACGAACTAATGGCTAGAGGACAAGGGACACAGGCACAGCTCGCACTGGCAGACACACTTGTACAGGATCTAGCTAGATTAATGCGTGGCACTCCAGTAGATCGTGTGGATGTGGCATCTCGCATTGAGCACTACAGAGCACTACGCACACCCCGCTATGAATCCAAATACCCGAAAAAGTAAGGACACCATCTCATGAATTTCATGCACACCAATGATCCACTACCCTATTCCCGGCCTGCACAGGTAGTACCGGAAACAGACATGTACTTGGCCAACCTGCACGCGCGCCTGGTCTCTGGTCACAACTCAGTTAGTGACCTACTAGAACATGATGGAGATAACCCCCAGCCATGGCGTGATGTGTGGCGCGATATTGCCACATCACCTGTCGCTGTGGATATTGAGGCAGCCGGGTTAGGTGCAGATGCTTTTGACATGCGCTGTGTCACTGCAGCCTGGTGGACACCCACAGATGATGGTGGACGTATGGTAACCGGCGTGTTGCTAGATCCACGTGACACACATCAGGCAAGCTTCATTAGGCGTATCATGACCAATGCGCAATCCCTGGTGTTCCATAACGCCACTTACGATATTCCACCCCTGTACCAACACAATCTGATCACACTAGATCAGATCCATAAGATTGTGGACACATTGGTCATGGCGCGTATGGCCTACCCACTGCGAGAAACAGACAAGTCATTGGAGGCATTGGCCACCCGTGATGACCTAGCCGGGCTTATCCAAGGTGGTGGATCCATGGCACTAGCATTTAAGGCGCGCGGGTACGCACGTGCAGAGCAAGGATGGGCAGGTATGGATATTGACCAGTTGCCGTATCGCTTAGGTGCTATGACAGACACTGTGGCCACACTACGCCTCATGATGCCCATCTATGACAAGTGCGTTCATTGGCTCACATCCTCCCCTTTTGAGGGTGCCACTGTACCGCGCACACCTGCAGATGCTCACTATCTCATTGATCGTGAGCAGACAGTCAACCGGGCTATGTTGCGTAGATCCGCTATTGGTCTGCGCGTGGATAGGGATTATCTGCACACCTACACAGAGCAGACACAACAGGAACGCGCGGAATCTGCCCTACTGATCACGAACACCTTAGGTGAGGCATCTGTAGGAAATGGCGCGCATGTGGTGGAGTACCTAGACAAGAAAGGACTGCTCCCACCCACCTATCCACGCACACCCACTGGCAAGCTCAAGGCTGATAAAAAGGCGTTTGCCTCACTGCCAGATCACCCACTGATCCAGGCACACAGAGCTGTGGCAGATACAGATCACATCCTAGATTACCTGTCCAAGGTAGATGCTATGGCTACGATTACAGGACGTGTGCATCCACAGGTGGGTGTGCTGGGTGCATCTGCCACAGGACGTATGGCGTACAAGATCCCTGAGTTTCAGCAGTTCCCAGATCAGGCACGTCCTATTGTGCGTTGGGATAGTCCTGAGGGTGCTGTATCTATCGACTGGTCATCCATTGAGCCTGTGGTCATGGCCAATTGTGCAGGTGATCATGATTTCCTGCATGGCTTCAACACTAACCCCGATACGGATCTCTATGATCCCATCGTTAAAGGTGCTGGAGTGGGGCGAAAGCTGGCTAAGAAAGTCATGCTGGCTACGATGTATGGGCAGGGTGTACGCAGTCTGGCTGCAGAGCTGGGCATCTCAGAGGATGAGGCACGTACAGCTAAGAAACGAGTGTTCGCACCTATGCCTTTAACAGTGGACTTCATGAATAATATCCAGCGCACAGGCAGTGACTATGGTGTCATCATGACTGCTGACGGACGTATGCAATCTATCCCCAAGGATCCAGCAGATAAATACATGGGTTATAAAGCAGTCAACTATTTCTGCCAGGGCAGTGCGTACTCTGTGCTCTCAGAGGTGGTGGCATCCTGCTACAGAGCTGGGATCTCAGATCACATCTATTTGGCTATGCATGATGAGCTGGTGGTGGATGCTAGTGTGGCAGATCAGGTACGCCATATGATGCAAACGCCTCCAGAGTGGCTGGTGGAGTTTGTAGGACGTACACCTGTGCTGCGTACAGACAGTAACCTTCTCCCAGAACATTGGGAAGACTGCTGATGTACGTCTGTGGTACCCTGAAACAACAAGTACGGGTACCACAGAAAGGTGCGCTAATGGCAAATGTCCCAATTGATCCGTTGGCATTCAGTGATAAAGACATATCTAGGTTTTGGCGACACATAGATGTTCAAGGTGAAAATGAGTGCTGGAACTGGCTAAAAAGTGGAGCATCACATGGGTATGGGATGTTCAACTTTGGTGGACGTGCCACGGTAAAGAAACTTAGAGCGCACAGGGTTGCGTATTCCCTGGCATCTGGGGAATTTCCTCCTGAGATGGTGGTTAGGCATATCTGCGATAATCCAAAGTGCTGTAACCCAAAACACCTGGAGTTGGGAACTAAAGCCGAAAACAGCGCGGATATGGTGCAGCGTGGAAGATCATATAAACAACCAGGCAGGCGATTAGCGAAGCTCAATGCACAGGATGTTGTGAATCTGAGACGTAGGGCAAAAACTGGAGAGACAGTCTTATCCCTTGCCACAGAGTATGGGATACATGAGCGCACAGCACGCTACGCCATTATGGGTAAAACATGGAAATCAGTAAACACATTAGAAGAACCTAGAGTCTGGAGGCCCTAAAATTTTTGGTACTACTATGCTCACCACCCTATTGGGTGCTCCACCTGCAGCAGATGCAGAAACACGTGAAATCAAGAACTACGTGCGACTACTGGCTAAACAGGCCGGGCTTCATATCTTGCTCACCCAGCCAGGCACCAAACGTCCTGTGGACATGCGTAACAAAAAGGAAAAAGAGGCAGACCTAGAGGCAGGTAAAGAGGGTAGAGGTGTATACCTTGCCACCAACGATACGCACACCTTGGACAAGTACGTTGGGCGTTATCGTAAAGATGCCCCTGCACGCCCCTCTAAGGTGAACCCAGCTGGATACGGTGAACAGTGCGAAGTAGGGCTGGCTGTGCATCTTGGCCCCTCACGTTTGGTGGTTATTGATGCTGACACACCCAGTGAAGTCGCTGCACTAAAACAGTACTGGATGGATGTAGAGGGTCTGCCCAGCTTGCAGCACGTGCCACACATGACTGTAGCCACACCAGGAGAGGTGGATAAGGATGGAAACCCTATCCATTGGGATGGTGGCCACTGGTATTTCACCCTGCCTGCAGGTTTTGATATTGATCCTGCCACCACTCCATCTGCTATCGCCATCACTGTGGATGGTGTGGGGCAATTCACCATTAAATCAGGATCCAGCTATGTACTTTTGCCTCCCAGCCCTAGAAATGGGGGCAGGTACGAGATGGTGGCACCTGAAAATGAAGCTCCCCTGTGGCTCATGCAGCTGATTAAGTCACGTGAGAATACATCTGCAGCTGATCCACAGGCAGCACGTGAAGAACGTGACGCTGCCACCCGTGAGCGTTTGGCATTTATGAGGGAGGCAATCAGTCGCCCACTAGTGGAGCGTTATCTCCCTATGGAACCTGCAGCCCCTGCAACACAGGATGTACCACAGATGGAACAACCACAGGTGCAAGACGCGCCGGGTGTGGATCTCCGCGCGCGTATCCAAGGTGGACTGCCTGTTGAGCCTTATCTATTTGGTGGCCAACCAGATGCATATGAGACTGCAGAGGAAACCCTCCAAGAAATCATTGAGGAACGTGCAGAGGCACTAGATGGAGACACGCTAGATGAACAGCTAGAGTCATGGTCACTCAACATGCCATGGAGTGATCTACTGGATCCAGAGGGTTGGTCTGATTCAGGGCGCGCAGATGGATGTGGTTGTGCTATTTGGACGCGCCCCGATTTTGGCGATGGTGCAGGCCCGGCCTCTACCTACAAATCAGTCACTGCACATGATGCTGGATGTAACCGTGATCGCACAGATCACGCGCACCCGGCTATGCATATTTGGACTGAGCATCCAGGCGACAAGCTGCAGCACCTCATAGATGAAACTGGATCCAGAACAGTGTCTAAGTTCTCTGTGTATGCAGCGCTAGAGCATGACGGCAACATTCAGAAAGCAATGAAAGCTGCAGGCGTAACCGTCATGTCTGTAGGTGGTGGACTCCCCATCAGCCTTAAAGCACTCGCACAGCTGGGATCCACCGATATGGGTACGGATCTATCGCTTGCTGATCAGATGACGGCAGTAGATAAGGCCGTACCAACAACGGCACCTGCAGAGGAACAGTGGCAAGCACCCGTACCATCTGTGGAACACGTACCATCTGTGGAACACGTACCATCTGTAGAACAGCCAGAGTTCAAGCTCCCCTACACAGAGCTGTTCCCACCAGAGGCCGTACTCACCCCAGCTGGTAGGGATGTGTTCGCAGAATGGGGATTAAAGCACCCATATACACCAGATGAAGAGGGGAACATATCCGACGAATGGCGTAAGGCTGTACCATCATTTGGTTCATTTGCTTCATTCCGTGACATGCCACCCGTTACATGGTTGATTGATGGGTTGCTAGAGCGTGGTGGATTGCTTTCATTGATTGGCCCATCTGGTGTGGGCAAGTCCGCAGTGGTTCTTGATATGGCATGTTCTATTGCAGCCGGTCTAGGACATTGGCACCAAATCAAGTGTGATTCTGCACCTGTGATCTATATCGCGGGTGAGGGTGTGTCCGGTGCTGTGGAACGTGTCAAGGCGTGGGAACGCGCCAATAATATGGTAGGTGCGCTGGATAATAAACTCTATGTGGTACCTGAGTCTGTCAATCTGGCATCTCACCAACTCACATGGGCGTACATCTCGCACCTTGCGAGAGGTCTAGGCGCGGGGCTTATCGTGATGGACACGTTCGCCCGCATGTCTGGAGGTCTAGAGGAAAACAGCTCCAAAGATATGGGTGCAGCTGTAGATCGTATGGACAAGGTGAGGCGTACATCAGGCGCTGCAGTATTGGTTGTCCACCACACCTCTAATGGAACCACTAAGTCGCGTGGATCCAGTGCAATCAACGGTGCCATGGACTCAGAGCTGTTACTCACCCACACAGGTAAGGACGATAAAGCACCTGTACATGACAACACAGGTGAACGGGTGGAGGGTACCGCGCTAACTCTAAGTATCTCCAAACAGAAAAATGCACCGGATGACTTCAAGGTGGAGTTGATCCTAGCAAGTGAGGAAGATGTGAAGCCTATGAAGCCATACCAGATCACAGAACCGGGAATGGTGGTAACAGATGTAAATGGTCGCCCCGCTGCATATCATGCTGATTATCTGCAAGGTGAGGCACCTAAGCATTTCGCCCCACCTAAGCCAGAGGCGTTGGACGTAACAGCACAACGTGTTCTTGATTTCGTCAACGAGTTTGAAACCTTGGAAGTATCCCGTATAGCTATCGTGGATGGTGTACAGCCAGACTATTACCATGACGGCAAGGCAAAGGCGTGGAAAACTCACATTACCCGCGTACTTGATCGCCTGGTATCTCAGGGCAAGCTTGCCCGTGATGGACGCGCGAACTTTAAGCGCCCTGGTCTAGATGATGAAGCGCAGACGTTGCGAGATAGGATCCAGTCCTAGTACAATCTATATTGCGCGTAATAAACCCCAGCCCTGAAAGCTGGGGTTTATTCATGTCTTGGACATGTGGTAACATATCCGTACACCCCAGCACAACAATGTGTTGGGTTATCACCCTATGTGATTGGAGTTCACGTGTGATTATCTCACCCAATTTTGTTGTCCCCTCCAAGTCCCTACCCACCCCAGACCAGATGGTTCACACCAACAAGGGCAAGGTAGGTAGATGGTATCCAGAGGGCTTTATCATCGTGGCTGATTACGCCGGGGTTGAATTGCTACCACACGCCGGTTCTGCATCCATGAAAGCTGGATCCAAGGTAAACACCACAGAGCTAGTGGCAGCTCTGGCTGCAGCCCACCAGTGGCACACACATTGGTCTGCCAAGGTGGGGAAGAAATGAACCAACCTAGACAGCTTAGGCCATACCAAACAGAGGCCGTGCACGCTGTATATATGGCGTGGAACAAGGGCGAACGTACATGCGTTGTTCTCCCCACAGGTACCGGCAAGTCCACCGTGATTGCCAAGATTGCAGTGGATGCCATACGCACAGGTGCGCGGGTGTTGCTACTTGCACATAGGCGTGAGCTACTAGATCAAATGGCAGCCTCTGTATTTCAGGTAGACCCTGAACTACCAGAGGGAACTGTAGGTTTTGTACAGGCTGAACGAGACCAACCAGGCGCGCCTATCGTGGCAGCATCATTCCAGACTTTGGCATCTGCAGAGCGTCTTACATCCCTAGGTGAACGTCATGTGGTTATCACGGATGAGGTGCATCACTCCGCTGCAGAGACCTATGCAGAGGTGCTTGGAAAATTCCCAGATGCGTTCAAGGCTGGCTTCACGGCCACCCTGCAGCGCTCAGATGGAGGGCTGGGGGATCTCTGGGATAGTGTCGCTTTTGAACGATCCTTGAAGTGGGCATTGGAAGAGGGATTCCTAGTCACACCTAGGGGCAAGACTGTTGTTATTCCCAGCTTGGATACCACCAAACTTAAAATCAGGAATGGTGACTATGCAGCGGGTGAGTTATCAGATGCCATGATGGTAAGCGTTGACAGCTGTGTAGAGGCTATTCACACGCACGCGGGTAACCGTAGAATGCTTATTTTTGGTGCAGGTGTTGAGCATTGCGAAGCACTCGCAGACAATCTTTCACGTAGTGGAATCCCTACAGCGGTAGTGGTAGGTTCCACACCATCAGAGGAACGTAAAGATCTATTTGAGGACTTCACCGCCGGGCGTGTACAAGCTCTGGTAACCGTGCAGGTACTCACAGAGGGCACAGACCTACCGGAATGTGATTGTGTCGTGCTTGCCCGGCCTACCCGCTCACCTGTGTTGTTCACACAGATGGTAGGGCGCGCACTACGCCTACATAGACATAAAGAGGATGCGCTAGTTCTTGATCTGGCAGGTGCCACACGGGATGTGTCCATGGTCACTTTGTCATCTCTGGTAGAGGGCGTGGAAACTACACGTGTCTCACCCTCTAGTGATGAGGATCCAGGGCAGGAAGAACCAGCCCCGCCCCGGCCACAGCGTGAGGGCGCTATAGATATGGTGGACGTGGATCTACTCACAGCATCTAATGCCGTATGGTTATCTACCCGTATCCCAGAGCGTGAAGCGCTAGATGGTATCCCGTTCTTGGATGGGCAAAACGGATGGTACGCGTACCTACTGCCTGCAGGTGGAGATGATTTATTTGCTGTGGGTATAGTTCCAGGAACCAGCCAACCAAGCTACCTACTGGCAGGCGGGGCTATCGGTACCCGTGACCAGGCGCGTGAAGCTGCAGAGCACGAGATCAACCGGCATGCCGTACTGCCACTTAAGACGGCCGGGTGGAGATCTCGCCCCACACCATCAGAGGGGCAGGTAACCTTTGGCCAATCCCTAGGTATTGAGGGTGCAGAGAGGATGAAAAAGGCACGTTTATCCGATGAAATATCCACCGTGTTGGCATCCCGTCAACTCCGTAAATTCTTCAAGTAAGGACATTCACACATGACCACACTGTCACTATCCCAAGTAACCGGATCTGGTCTCACTCCAGATGCGCAGGTAATCCCGGCGCGCCCTGCAGCCCCACAGATTCCACGATTCACGCCCCCAGGTTGGCGTGGCCACAGGACACACAACCATGGATTCCCGATGCCACCAGAACGCGCCGGGGGCAAGGAAACTGTTGCGAAATATGGCAAGTACGAACTCCCTCACCCAGAGACGGGCAAGCCTGCGAAGTTCCCCCGCGCAACCTCACTTGCACATGCAATTGATTCTAAAGATGGGTTGATAAAGTGGCTGCAGCGCACCACGGTACTGGGTCTGAAAACACAACCAGATCTGCTAGATGACCTAGATCTTTTTGATGATCCACGTAATGTGAATCAATCTGTGGATAAGATCATTGATCGCTCGCAGTTGCTGGCTGGCAACTCAGAGGCAAGCGAACGGGGTACGGCAATCCATGCATGGACGGAAGAGGTCGAATGTTATGGGTTACCTCTGGAAGATGTACCGGAAATCTTCCGCCCCAAGATCCAGGCGTACATGCAGTGTCTATCTGAGTACGGCATCACCACCCCGCCCGGTATGGTGGAACGCCTGGTGTGGAATCCACAGGCTGAACACGTGGGTACCTTGGATCGAATTTGGAAACTCGCAGATGACACATTGGTGATTGGTGATGTGAAAACATCTAAGACAACATCTCTGAAATATGGCCTCATGGGATTTGCTATGCAGACGGCAATCTATGCAGGTGCAGAGGCTATGTGGAATCCAGAGACCCAGAGCTGGGATGATATGCCCGCGATCTCCAATGCCTTTTCCGTGGTGGCACATATCCCCAGTGATCGTGATGCACACTGTGAGTTGATCACACTGGATCTCACAGAGGGCAGGCATGCGCTGGATCTCGCACTGCAGATCTCAGAGATGCGCACTAGGTCTGGATCCACCATCCCTGGGCAGTGGGATATTCCTAAGCCTGAAAAAGACTTGAAGCAATTGGTCTTGTCCTGCACAACGCAACAGGAACTAGCTACCCTTTGGCAAGCACACCAGGACGTGTGGACAGAGGAACTTACACAGCTTGGAATGTCGCATCTACGTGGGATTGCATCCCAAAGGTTGCATTAAAACTAGTGGTTGTGTAACATCTAAACCATGCACCACAGAGGATGATAATTCATCCAAATTGTGAACTTGGATTGGTTAATTTTAAGGCATCCTCTGTGTGCAATGTCCTGGGTAGGACATTAAACTGCCCCCTGTACAGGACTAGAGAGCTACGGCATCTAGTCATCTCACTTTATCTCAGAGAGGAATTAGTCCACATGACTAATCCATTTAACCCCGGCGCTCAGGCTGCACCTGCAGGATATGGCGCTGCACCACAGGCACAACCGGCTGCACCAGCTCCACAGCCCCAATACCAGGCACCTGCAGATCAGGCTGCACCAGCACCCCAGTACACTCCACCAGCTGCACCAGTTGCACAGCCTGCAGAACAGCCTGTGTACACCCCACCTGCAGCCCCCGCTGCACAGCCACAGGCAACACCTGCAGTTGGTGGCATCCAGACCAGCCCACAGGCTGCAGCACCTGCAGTCAACCTTGCAGAGCGTTTTGCACACGGTACTGCAGGTGGTGGCGATAAGTTGCTTTCAGATGACAACCTAGGCCGTCCGGTAGTGGTTCGTCCAATCAGTGTTGAAACTGGAATGCAAACCTCATTTGGGCAGACAGACGCTATCCGTGCGGAGTGGATCTTCTTGGACACGTTCGCACAGACCGGACAAGCGGAGGTTAACAAGGGTCTTATCTTCCCTAGTGCTGTAGTTCGTGCGCTGGGTGATGTGATCGCTAACCCGCGTGTTGATTACACCATCGGAATGATCACTAAAGCATCTAGCGCTAAGCCAGGGCAATCCCCAGCATGGTTGCTAGATGATGCACCAGAGTGGGTAGACACTGCAGTGCAGGCAATCAACGCCGGTGGGATGTACTAATCATGACTACTGAGAACATCACCCCAGAGTCCACCCCAGAGTCCAAGAAGTACCGTGTGCAGCTTGAGCTTGTTTTCGACGCTGTAGAAACCGATGAAGCTTTTGAAATCGGTAGCGCTACCGCGAAGATGGAGGGTAGCCCCGAACTAACCATTATGATGGGTCTAGAGATGATTCATGACTCACTGAGTACTATCGCTGCACAGGCTTTACTGGCAGGTACGTTGAGTGCACATCTTGCAGATGATGACACAGAGGGCGTATCAACGGTAACCATTCTTAAAAACCATTCTTAAAGATGGATCCAGCGAACGCACCACCGACACCAACCAGGACTAGCCTCTAGTCACCACATCATGCCCCCGGCCTCATAGCTGGGGGCATTGTTCTAAGGAAAATAACATGGCACATTCTAAGACCACTGGGTTCATTGCACTGGTGGACGCGCTCACGTCATCCTCACACCCCGCTGTGGAAGATCTGGGATACTCCATCCAGGCATCTACTGAGTACATAACGGTGGACGATGTGGCTACCGCGCTAGGTCTAAAATCATGACAAGGCCGGGCACACAGAACTACGCGCCGATACGGGACAAAATCAAGGTACAGTACCACCTAGCACAGGCCACACACCATCTCGCTGCAGCTATGCGTTCTGTCATGTGGGATAGCAAGGAACGTCAGCACTTGCAGGATATGCTTTCCCAGCTGGGTATGTTCACGCGTAAGAACTCACACAAACAATGGAAGAGATTAAAATGAGCACGGATCCACAAGTCAACCACCCCACCCACTACGTGAGCCACCCCATCATCTCTGGTGAGTGTTGGACATACGCACAGGCGCTAGATAACGGGGCTGAGTTCTCCGCGTTCAAGTACTTTTTCCGCCACGGTGGTAAAGGCAAGGCGCTGCAGGATACGGAAAAGGGCATCTGGTATTTGAACCAGATGATTGATAACCCAGAGTTGCAGGCAGTGAACCATGCACTAGAGACCATGGACAAGATGCATGATTTCACAGCCTCTGATCTTGCAGAAGTCATGACTGCCCGGCGCTTCAAGGCTATGGTGCAATTCAATGCGGACATTGATCTAGAGCTATACGCCGGGGCACGTGAGGCAGCACAGCTTGCCGTGAACGTGTGTAAAGAGATCCTACGTGGCATAGACATTGCAGGCGCGCTAGATATGGCGGAGCGGGTACGTGATCTTATCGCCAATGAAGATAAGATGCTCAATGATAATAAGGTTGCACTGCGCAGGGAGGCGTTATTTAGTGTAGATGCAAAACCTGATTACATAGTGGTTGGAGGAATATCCCCTGTAGAGGTGAAAGAGGCTGTAGCAGATGCCGTAGCGACACCTGCAGATCTTGGAATGGTTTACCCACCCCTCACCCTGAAACACGGCACTGTTCACCGGAAATCAGGCGCTACCAACATCCTGCACACAGGACGGGTTCAAGTGGTCTACCGTGGAGATAATCCAGGCAACGTAGTTGGACACACGCCAGGCGGTAGAGGTATGCGTACACGTGCAGCGATTGATCACCTGATTAATGTTCTGGATCTAGCAGCCGGGATTAAGCCCGGCGCGGGTATGACGTTGCACTGCCACACAGGAACGCGCAGGAACCGCCCTGTGTTCAACTACCACGACAATGTAACGAACAAGGATGATCCTTTCACCCCTGTTTACAATGATGTGCAGGCAGCTCTGTGGGGCATCGAACACGCAATGTTCCTTGATTGGGAGGATTCCAAGAAACAAACGGATCCATATTTCCGTGAGCTGCACACCTACGTTATCTCTGTGAACTAACACATAACCACAGGTCAGACCCCTAAACTGGATTAAAATAAAATTAATTTAGTTTAGGGGTTGTGTTATCCCTAGTTCGTGTGTACAGTAGTATGTAGAGCAAGAGAGAACAACACAAGTTGTTCCAGGCCTCTACATCTCACAAGGGAGTTTTCACCATGCCTCACATTTCACACATCCAGGATATGCGCCTTTTCAACCAGCTGGTTGAACACCTCTGCACCCCAGAGGGCAAGGCAGCGTACAAAAAGTACTACGTTCAAGAACTGGCATATGCGCAGGAACTGGCTGCCGATGATTGGAGTGATGAAACACCTCTGTCTGATCTGCGAGAGGATGCACGCGGTTCTGCACTTGGCTATGTCTGCAGTGATCTAGATATTGCGGTTTCAGATATTGATGGTGATTGCTTCATCAATACCTCGTCCCGTCTCAACTCCGTGATTGCACGTTCCAAGAACCCAGAGGTCATTAAGCGTAACCTCACGTTCGCTTAAACCTCATCTCCACCTGCCAGGGGACGCAGGATCCAGTCCCCCACCCTAAACCAAATTAAAATAAAATTAATTTGGTTTAGGGGTTGCATGACCACATGCACATGTGTACAGTATTAAGTAGAGCAAGAGAGAACAACACAAGTTGTTCCCGGCCTCTACATCTCACAAGGAGTTTGACATGAGCATTAACCCAGCATTGTTTGATCTTTCACAGTCCACAGGAATCAGCTACGAGGAACTGGAATCGTATGTTGCTGCAGTTGGTTTCCGCATGAAGCAAGGCAACAAAGAGTTCAACCAACAGGGCGTGTTGGGTGCCATGCAGGAAATGAAGCGTGATATGGAGATTGAAGCCCTTAACGCGCAGTTCCAGCTGTAGGACACTAACCAGGGGCGCGTCTGGTCAACGCGCACACCATCCCAGCTTCACCACCTATCACGAAAAGGAAATGATATGAAAACTAAGCGATGTTACGATTGTGGAGAGACTAAGCCATTGACTGAGTTCCACAGGGACAAGTCACGCGGAGACGGTCGTAGTGGACGATGTAAGTTGTGTCGGCGTTCATATATGCACTCACGTATAGAACATCACAGGGTTCGGTCTGTGGAACTGTACCGCGATAACCCCGAACCAAAGAACCGACGAAGTAGAGCTTATTACAAACGGGAACAGGATAAAACCGCCCCAATGGCTGTACGTAAGTATGCTCCGTGGACACAGCAAGAGGACGATTTCATCCTAAGTAACCCAGAAATCCCTGCCCGCCAATTGGCCGTGAAGCTGGGCAGGACACACGCAGGCACATTATCCAGGCGCAGACTTTTAAATAATGAGGATATAGGACATGAAAACTAAGACCTGTTTTAAATGTGGAGAGTCCAAGCTAATCACTCAGTTTCACAGCGATAGATCACGCAAGGATGGGTTTAACCCTGTGTGTAAGCAGTGTGTGTATGAGTACCAGCAATCACGCAGGGAACACACCAGGGTACTGGCCAAAGCACGGTATCGTGCCAATCGTGAGGCAGAGCAGGAACGTACTCAGGAAAACTACGATCTCAATCAGTCTGTCACTGCGAAGCGGGCTGTACGACACAGGAAACCGTGGACTGATGAAGAGGATGCATTTATTCGCAGTGATCATGGATTGACTGCGTACCAACTAGCCACGAGGTTGGGCAGGACATATGCAGCTATTCACGCCCGGCTGTACAGGAAAGAGGTAGACAAATGATCATTGTTGAGTTGGTGCTCACAGCCTATGTAACCATCGTGCTGGGTACCGCGGGGTTCATTGAATCGGTAACCGGACTATACCCGGCACAGCAGCTGGATCTAGTTCAACAACATTATGGACTTCCATCATCATATGGAGTCATGGATACGATAGGGGCTGTCATCTCATCATGAATTACACATACCGACACATGTTAAGGGCTGTACACGCGCTGCAGTTGGATGGGGCTTTTAACATTGTCGCCTGCAAGCCACTGCGAGAGACCATCACGGCAATCACGACTGAAAGATTGGCTGTGGATTTCTACATTGAAAGGGACTGGGTAGACGGCACAACTACCGTTCTTTGGACGTCTGGAACTGAACACAGTGATGGTGTGGTTGTGGAGTCAGAGAACCAGGTCATCACAGATCTGGACGCGCAAATTGGTAAGCTACGCAAGGCAACATCATGAGTGAGCACCCGCTTTATGATGCAGAGATGCAGCGCATGGATGTGCTACATACATATGTAAGATCCATGAAAGAGCTGGGCATCTTTACCCATGTGGCCTATGACTCTGCAGCACACAGGGTGGAGGCGTATGGAGGTGACTGGATGGTGTATTTCTACGTCGATCACATTGTTATTGCATCTGACATAGAGACGGTAGCGATTACGTGGTCTGCACGATCACGTAAAGGCAAGCACAACAGGAAACTGTCCAGGAAAATAGCTGCAGCATCAGAATACAGTGAGCACATACTCACAGAGCTGATCCGATCAATGCACACAGATCTGGGTCTTACAGGAAAAGGATTTTAAAATGAGCACAGTACAGGGCAACCTCCGTGGCGTACTCGCCAATCTCAGGAACGCTGGAGTTTTCGACAGTATCCAGGGTGATAACTATGGGATCACCACTGTCACCAGTGGTGAGTGGACAATACAGTATTGGGTAGCTGTGGATGATGGGGTTAAGTGGTTTGCAACCAATGCTGCAGGTGCTAAGGCAATCACTGGTGAGTACACAGCGGGTGACTACAGGACGTTGCTAGTGGAGATCCTTAACTCTGTGGTTGGGCATTTCCCTGAAAACCAGACAGAGACAAAGTCAGACACATCTCATGAGATGGAGACCCCCGCGCGTGAACCTATACAGCTAGTGGTTGCCCCACAGACACCACATACGGTACGCGCCGGGCATCTGGATAAGTCCCACATTGGATCCACAGTGACAATGCCCTGGGTATTCAGAGACCATGAGGCCACCATCACAGGCGTACTAGAGTCTGTAAAGCATGATGAGTATCGCACGTATTTTGAGATGGAAGATACAGGTAACTATTCCCAGGGGTATGCATACAGGTGTGATTCTGAGTCCGTTGTAGTGATCCACCCAGAACCAGAGGCAAACGATGAAGTAGAGGATGAATCCAATGAGTAAGTACATGACGTTACCCACCTATCAAGATGGACTCAATAAGGCACTATTGGCCATGACGTTGGATGTGGTAGCAGAGACTCAGCACCCAACATTGGTGGCAGAACAAGCTGCAGCGGTAGTACTCAACAAAATCAAGATGCCAGATGGGGTAGCTCTGCACGCACAGAGTGAGGGCGGGGGAGTACTTATTACCTGTATCCACGTCAATGGTGATGCTCTGCGAGATAGTGTGTCCGCATGGACATATGTACCACAGGTGGGAGGGCACTTTGCACGTCCTCTGTTTGACACCCTCATGGAGTCCATCCACATCATTTGCGACATGTCGCAACAGCTACTTCATGGAGTCAAGAAATGATTGAATATACAGGCGCTGGATTCATGACACTGATCTGCCTAATCATCATTATTGGTGTGGGCACTCTGATCTATCAAGGCCGGGCATCACATCCAGATACAGGCTATGACATTCCAGAACCAGAGAATTGGGTTATGAGACAGATCGAAATGACCACAGGCCGGGTACGGTACGTGAACACTAAGACCAGTGATAAGGACATTGCGTTGAGTATGGCAGAGGCTGTTAACTTCTCCAAGAACAACAATTGGTACTGCACTAACCTGATCTTGGCAGACTACCTACTGGATTAAGACACAAAAATAACGCCCCACCTCATTATCAAGGTGGGGCGTTATTTTTGTTACTCTGGATCTCCGCGATCACGATTAGCGATAGTATCCAACAACATCTTTAGATTGTGCCGATTTGGTATGTGAGGCCGGGGGTAGGGGAGTACCGCGTCATGCTCCGTGTAATATTCCTCAATCTGATCAAGGAAAATATCGTGAGTCTGCATGGTGAGGGACATACGATGTGTGAGCGTTTGCTCCATACGCAGATCTCTAGATACGCGGTCTAGTTTCTTGCCCATAGACTCAATGCGTTCATCTTGCTCATCTATGCGATCACGCAGTTCTTTAATGTCCTCCAAACGTTGCTGTTGCAGCAAGGCTTGAGCGTCCATCTTATCCTTGGATGATTTCTGTTTGGTCTGGATCCACACAGCCCACACAGAACCAACAGATGCCACCACACCACCCAACAGGATCATTGCCTGTACCAATATCGTTGTATCCATTAGCTGTGCAACTCGCCCCCCACCTCTAGATCCAGGTCTGGGGTAGTTGGTGCGAATAGATCAAATCTATTTACCGATACGGACATGGCTGTAATCATAGCTAGTACGGAAAGCATAAGATAGTTCTTACCTGTCACCCAACCGCGCGCCATATCCGCTGTGAAGAACTCCGTAGACCAGGCCAACAGCAACCCGGCGCACATGGCCATACCTACAGTACGTAAACCAGCACCCACCCACTGTAGCCAGGCCGGGCCAAATGGAGGCGACACACTACCTAGTACAAGTGTCACAGTGACGATTGCCCACACCTCCCAGATAGGTAGGCGTAGGAATGTCTCTGTCGCCTCTAGTGCGCTAGGTGTCTCATGAAGATAAGCATAAGACGTTGCAGCGCTCCACATGCCCCACAGCCCGGTAATTACCCTAGGAATGAGTGCAGGCCACGGGATGCCCAATTTCATGGGGTAGCCCTATGTTCACCCTGATAATCCCCGGCGCGTTGATCTAGTGCAACCACCTCATTAAAGCGCGCCTCATCCTCTGCAGCGATACGGGCAGCCTCCCCAGCTTCATAGGCTAGGTCTGTCTTATCCTCTGGCTGTGGCAGTTCCACAGACGGTACATGTGCCACAGGTGGAACTGCCTGTTCTAGTTGCTCTGCAGTCTGTGCGAGGCGTTGCTCCATGGACTTAGTTACCGCGCCGGGTGTTCCTGAGATCACGAACAAGGCAGCAATCCAGGTGATCACACCAATGGCAATGTGGATCCATTGAGGGGCATCTGCAGGCACAAGGTTAAGCTGTGCGAGAGTGATTACGCCACCAGCAACCATGGTGATCAAGTCCTTTTTCTCTACATACCAGGGTTGCTCATTAAGGTATGTAAGTACCACTTTACGGGTGGCATCTGATGGGCTGTATACAGTGATGGGCAGTTTATTGCTCATTGTCGTTGTCCCCTTTGGTCTTGTCCTTTTTAACCAGTACCTGAATTGTGGTGAGTACCTCTGGAAGTAGGAACTGGTGAACGTTCTCTACCTTACGGTCTAGCTGTAGTAGGTAACCCATCATGGTACCGCGCCATGTAGAGCGGTTACCGTCCTTGTCCGTATACAGGGACTGGAACTCATGAGTGAGTTCGTGGTGAATACGGCGCGTCTTATCCAGTAGTTCGCGCTGTTCGTCATCTGATAGTGCCATAAGGAAACCTCCATCTTGATTTGGTATGAGACGTGCACCCAGTGTGAGTGCACGGTTATAACGTGCCCTGCGATCATCAATGCCATTGAGACCCCCATTAATCATGCGGGTGCAGCTCTCCAGCTCTCCACGATCAGCTGCAGCCAGGAAACCACTACGTGCTGCAGTGAGGTACCAGGCAGGCCCCACCCAGCAATACTGATCATTGCCCAGCTGTGCTGGGTTATCCACAAAGTAGGTAGAGCTGGGCACAATACCTCTGGCATATGCCCACTGAGATACAGCCAGGTGGTTGGCACGTCCTGTGACCTGAATCCACCCGTGCCCCTTGAATCGGGTACCGTCTCCAGATTGAGTATTGCCCAGATCAGATCTCCACTCATAGGCACTGCCAGAGGCTATTTCTTCCTGGTATTTCAGACCCACTGACTCATGCCCCAGCTGTGCACCCACCATGGCATGTGCATTGACACTAGATGCACCAATGATCTGCAGCATCTTCACATACGCTGGGTACAGCTCTGCGTAGCGCTCACGTGTTAGTGTCCACCCCATGAGATCCCCTAGAGTGTCCACATCAAATGATCTGGCATCTCCAGGCCAATGAGCACCAGCAAGTACTGTGCTCTCTGGATCTAGACGATCAGCTCCAGGTGGAGACCACACATACCTGTGATACTCATAGTGCAGGTGAGGTGCCACACCTCCATTGGTGGAAGAATTGGGGTTAATATACCCAATGCGCTGCCCCTCCACCACTGTCTGACCTACGCTGACCTCTGGAATGATGTGGCCATAGACTGAGAGACCACCACCATTACCAGCAGGGTGATCCAGGTTGATCCATTGACCAAAACCACTGGCTGCACCTGCTGCAGTGACAGTGCCATATTTGACGGCATAGATGGGATGCCCACCAGATCCACCATCTAATCCAAAATCAGTACCCCAGTGGAACGTGCCCCAGCGCTCAGCATATGGGGATGTGACATAGAAACCTTTATCTACTGGCATCGTTGCCATGATTAACTCCTCTCTGTGTACGGATACCTACTCCACCACTGGCGGTGCTGGAATTCTGTTTTGTACAACCATGAAATCCCCAGCCCCAACATTCCCACCTGCATCCAAAAGTGAACCCACATTAGATGCCACGCCGATACCCACAGTGAAAGCTGATTCCTTACCGACCATCTCAGGGGGAAGTCCTGGGTACGGTATTTTTGAGATAGTATTTCCACGAAGAATTACCATACCTGTGGCATTTACTGGCACAGCCTCCGTGTTGGAGGATTCAGTGTTCCCTAAGTGTGAATTGTTCACGCGGTTTCCAGTGATGGAACATACGTCACCCCCGCGTACACGTATGCCGTATAGGTGTGTCCACTCTATGGTGTTGTTTTCTATGGCAGATAGCTTAGGTCCAGGTGTCGTGGTTTCGATCCCCCAGTTTGTGCCTCTAACCGTATTGCCTCGCACGACGACATTATCAATATCTCTTGATGCCAGGTATATCCCACGGACGTTTGAGCCACTCCCGTTGGTTACTTCAACCTCATTGCCCTCTACCAGTGCGATTGTAGCGTCGCTTACCATAATAAGGGCATTGGGGGTTTTGTCGGTACTCACTACGCAATTACGGATCACAATATCGCCTGCTGGCATGGTTGGTCTACGTCCGTAGCTGATCTGACCATCAGTACGACAACCCTCTACAAGAACATTGGTGCCACCTTGAATACCAATTGACCCACCATCAACTGGGGTATCTAAAAATAGACAGTTACGCACAGTGACGTTATTTCCATGTGAGTAGTACCGAAACTGGAAATTGTTATTTCCGTTGGTGCGGTTGGATTCAAAAGTACAACCCTCAACCACTAGGTCAGAAATATTCATCACCATTGTGGCCTGCAAGCCAGATCCATTATTGCCACGGAAAAGGACATCTGTAATCTTAATATCCGTCATAATAGGACCCTCGGAGGCTGGCTCAAGATCAATCCCAGCCTGTGGATGGGTACCATTGGTGTGTGAGAATTCCCCACCTTGAACACGGAGACCCTCTACCCCCTCCACACTCATACCTTGCCGGCGGTTACCTGTGGACGTGCAATTTCGGACAATCACATTTCTGGCATGGGTATTGTGCTCGTCCCTAAGTCGCTGGACGTTGATTCCGTCCCCCCAGAAATCAGCACAGTAAACATCCTCGATAATGATGTTTTCCCCTGCGGTGACTGCTATACCATAGCCCCATTCACCTGTAGTGCCAGTGTGCTCATACCTATCACCTATAATCCGTCCCCCACTAATCTTTACGTTTTCCTTATGGTAAACGCGAATTACGCAGTATCGTGGCTCGGCATTGGGGATTGCCTTTAAGGTAGCATCAGCAGACATTTCTAGGTGGATACCCGAAAGCAGTTCAATGCCTCCAGAGTCCTGTAGGTACCTGTACGGGGAGGGAGAATCAGGGTCATCAGCACGAATCATGTAAACGCCATTTGGTATGGTAACCCGTCGAATACCTTGGCTGTAGGCATATTGAATCGCAGCATTGATAGCCTCCGTATCATCAGCGACACCATCCCCAAGTGCCCCGAAACTAGTCACCGAAACGGAACCAGACCCTGCATGTACTGTCGCATTGACAGCATCACGGGTTAGTGTGCCTGCCTGTGTGACCAGGTTAGCAGTCTGACCATCCACAGGTGATTCTGGAGATAGACCACCCATAGCCTCCAATGCTTCAACGCGGGTAACTGCATTTCCCGCTGATGATTCCGCTGATGTGGCACGTGCATTAGCTGATGTGGCTTCCTGTTCTGCTGTTACTGCTGCAGCTTGTGCGCTCCGCACAGCAGTTCCAAGCTCACCCTCTACTGCCTCAGATACAGTGGTTTCCATATCTGTGAGAAGATGGTCACGCTCAGATCTGATCAGATCCAAAGCGCGATTTACCACAGGTGGTGTGAACGTTAGACCCTCTTCAATAACCTCAGCAATATCTACCGTGCCCTCATCCGGTACGGTGCCACTCTTAGCGCGGGTATCTGAGATGCCCCTGCATTGGAAATTAACCACCACAGAGCCGGGGGCAAGCTCCACCTCACCCACACCATCCACCAGAGTGATAGAGGTTTCAGCTGTAGAGATCAAACCTCCACCAGATGCCTCTCTCAATGTGGCTGATCTGAGCAGCACCCTGTCATCTGGGTGTGTCTCAGATGCTACATTCCGAATATCAATCTTTACCAGTGTCATAGCTTCATCTTTCCTAGGTAATGTCCGAATTATCAGGTGGTGCTTGCACCCAGCCCACAGAGATCTCTGAGTCACGCATAGTGCGCTGATCAATGCCTGTAGCACCTGCCCAAGCCTGGAATGTGATCTTCTCATCTACAGCCAGGTTGAGTGTCATCTGAATAGATTGGGTACGGTAGCCGTTTTGAAAATGCAGCAGTGGGCCAATGCCCACCTGTTTGATTTCCTTAGGGTACGTGACTGCACCAGATGCAGAGGTGCGCTGAATACGAATGCCGTAGCTATCATCACGTGTGGTGGCATGCCAGCCAGCACGTATGAATATGTCATGCTCCCCTGCTGTGGTAGCTGTGAATACGCCAGATACCAGACCATCCTCACTGTCTGAAACAGGTAAATTAGTCCACGTATCACGCGCTGGTGTCCATCCAGATACAGATCCTGGATAAGCCAGACGGGGTATGCCTGGACGAATGGTGTACAGAAGTGTGGCTGATGATGTGGCAGTGTCTAGCAGAAAAGTGCGTGATGCAGCAGACACTGTGCCACCCTCAATGACTGGCCCAAAGTCACCAGATCGGTGAACCGCAGAGTTGTAGACCCATTCACCCACCCAGCCGGGATCATCTTTGGCAGTCAGCAGTCGCTTGCCATTCTCAAATGTCACCATCCAGTGTGGATTTTGTACCGAATTAACTTTAGTAACATCCGGTAGGAACATCACGCGCGTGACGTACTGCTGCAGTGCCTCCAGTGCCCTAGCCTGTGCATCCAGTGCAATGTCCTGGATAGCATCACGTTCATTCTGCAGGCGATCAATAGCATTTTGAGCCTGCCAGAGCTTGGAATCCTCATTATCAGGATCCACCAGATCTGCCAGATCATCAATGGCACCATCAATCTTTTCACCTAGCTCAGATGATCCTGTGAGCGCATCATTGACTGTGCTGAGCAGTGGCTCAAATGCAGATTCCAGGTCTGCCTGGATAGGTGAGTAAAGATCAGGCAGTGGCTCTGGTGGTGGCACTGGCTTGGGGCCGAACAACTTGTTAATGGTATTGCCAATGAGATTGGACACTGTACTAACCAGATTGATTGCACCTGTAACCACAGCATCAAACGCACTGCCAACAAATTGTGCAGCACCACCCAGGATGTTACCGATACCATCCAGCAGCCCCTGTAGACCATTCCACAGCCCCTGGCCTAATGATCCAGCTCCACTCATCATGTCATCAAAGATGCCACCAGATGATGGATTGCCAGGTGTGGTACCTGAGAGGTTAACACCCATTAGCTATCACTCTTTCTGTGTGGATTAGCGCTAGAGGCATCTGCAATATCTGCCATATCCAACGCTAGTTTCAACTCCGCGCGCTGTGCCTCTGTCATGGCAGTAACATCCACATCTGGCACTGTGGTGGTGAACTCCATACGGGGCTTAGATGCCTCTTGCCAGATGCCGTTCTCCCACGGTGCACCTACGCCACCCAGCGCGTCATAAATGATTTCAGAATCATGTGTGGCCTCTGGGGTGAGATCCACACCTAGTTTTTCTAGATGTGCACACACAATATTGGCTGTATCTAGATCAAAGCGCGGGGCGTTGGTGATATTGAAAAACATCCACGCGTACTTATGGTTATCCCCATCTACAGGATAAGGATATGGATCTGTACTCATGTGATAGCTCCCTTACAAGATTGTGGACTTGCCACGTTCAATGGCCTTTTTCAAGGTGGACGTAGTGCGTTTATAGTTCTCTACCAGAGACTCACGGGCGCGGGGGTCACCTAGTGTGACAGACTGTTTCCATCCCCGCTCTGTGCTCCAGGTGTTGACACATTCAGAGACATAGGTAGCGAAAATAAGTCCGTGTACTTCCACACCCTGTTGATCTCCCACACGGTAGTCACGCCCCCATGTAAATGGGGTTTCCTCACCTACGGTAAAGGTTGCAGACACCATACCAGCGCCCTGTGCGAGCATCTGGAAACCTTGCTGCCATGCAGACAGAGACCAACCATCACCACTGCCCACCTGATCTCTGTACCTGTATTCTCCGTGTGCCTCACGTCGTACTGAGTCCTCAAATTCAGACCAGGCGAACAAACTATCTTGTAAGGCTTGTCCTGAGAGATCCCCCAGGAATGAACCAGCTGCAATGATCAGCGGGGCGAATGGTGGGAATGCTGCAGCCAGTGCTGCAGCGAGACCTTGGAACAGTGATTTGGTACCTGCACCAACGAGTTTGTTAATCACCTCTGGTGAACGTCCACCCACAGTGACATGTGAAATATCGGACTTAACTACGGTGAAATCCAGTGCAGCCCCGGCCATGGATTGTGGCCTCCATACCACCCACGGTAGATCTCCGTTCCATGTAGCTGGAATGGTGCCAAGACCGATACGGGGCGAGTTATTGTCCTTGTCAAAGGATCGAACCAGCCCGCGCAGTACGTCTAGCAGACCTCCAGATGTGGAAGTATCAAACGAGCGGGGCACTATGTCAATCCAGATGGTGGGGCGTGTGAGTGTCACGTGACTAGGTGCAGGCTGGGTGTCGCCATCTAGCCACAGAGATACCGTCATCATCAGCCCTGCAGCCTCCAAGGTGGATGAAAATAGATCCGCTGCAGCGTCGAATCTGGCATCTAGTACAGTGCCCACAGTGACATGTGGGGAGTGTATCGGATTAACCATGGCTGCCCAGAGGTTAGGGCGAACATTAGACCAATTGGCTGTACTCCACAGATCCCACCCTGAGATTGCACCAGGCTGGAAATCTCGCATGAGATTAACAAAGGCGTATTGCTTCAATACTTGTAATGCTTGCCCGGCGCGGTAATCACGGTAGGGTGTTTGGATCCACAGAGGGGAGGTGGGATTAGACCTACAAGTGATGTGCTCCGTGTACTTGTAAATGCTTTCAGCCTCTACAGTGACGGGTGAGTATTCCCAATCTCCGTGTTTAACGCCCGTCATGCGCTGGGTGATACGCTTCACGCGCCAAAATAGGCGCTCTGATTCTCCGCCCGGCCCCTCTGTGATAATGAACTGGGATTCATGAACCAACTTATCAAAGGTGAGTTCAGGGTCATTAACATCTAGGTCACTAATGGGGAGAAACGTATCCACGGCCGGGTGATCTGGAGGTAGGACAAATTTCAACACAGATGTGGCATTGACTTTTTCAGGTATGGTGATCTCTGTAAGTCCATGCAGATCTGCCACAGGCTCACTAAGTGATTTATCCATAACCCAGAATCCCCACCCATCACCCAGAGTATGGGCAATATCGCGGGTTGATTTCCAGTTAACCATCTATCATTACCTCCAGGGACTTAGGTAGTAGGGCGTGAATGTCGCTTTCACGTTGGCACCTGTGGTGACATTGACATAACCACCCGGCGTGATAACTCCAGGGATGTAGCGCCCACGTAGTGCAACCTGTGCTGCCCTATCCCTGTTGCCGTCTATGTCTGTGATTGAAAACCCGGTTCCAGGATTAGTGGAGAGTGTTCTCTTAGCTGTAACACTTGGCAACGTGGTGTCATAGTTCACACCATTCAGCGTGTACCTGTACAACCTTTGTGCGACAGTGCCACCCGCTGACAACTCCAGAGAGATGTACTCTTCCAGGTGACCAGGATTGTAGAGTACGCCGGTAGTGGAGTTAATAGGTGATGGGGTAACAGTTTCTCCCCACCAACCACCAGAATCAGACCACAGGGGCACCACCATATCTATTTCACGGATACCGGGGGTATGTGGTGACTTGCCAGTGGGGAACGCAATTGGTTCTGAGAGATAGAAATCAGAACGCAATGGGCGACCACTGGCATCACGTACCGTCATGGTTCCAGGGGATACCACAGAAAATAGAGACTCTAGATATGTCCACATGTCGGACACGTCCATATCTGGAATCTCTGCAAGGCCGGGGTCTATGTGAAGTACCAACTGCCCTGTCATCTTAGGGATAGACAAGGAAGTTGGTTTCTCACCCCGGCCTGTGGATCTCTGTACGGTGGCGATCTCGGGGGAGGACGTGAAGCCCTCAATAGCCTTGATCCAGATACCAGACTCAGACCTAGCACCCATAGTGAGATCAATGGTGATGCCACTTGGACTAGTCCAAGTCACGATATAGCCAGACATGTAACTCCCCTTTAAACCATCATTGTAATCCCGGTATCAATACCGGATGCTTGCCCATCTTCAACGGTCTCTAGACGTACTTCAATGTCTCCAACCTTGCTGTTGATAGTGGTAAATGTTTCTCGCACTTCATCCGCAGTGAATGCGGTTTTACCTGCAGGCACCTGCACAGTGACAACGGACTTAGAACCAACAGTGGTGGTTGTTCCATCTGTGGCACTGTCTGTGGTTGCGACAGCCTCTGTCACGCTATCGGTTACGGTATCCGATACGGATTCCTGTACCGTCTTTGCAACGCGGTTGTCATCATCCAAGATGCTCTTAGGCTGGAACATATCCGCACTAGCCGGGTGTCCTAGCGCATTGAGTAGATCCACGGTGGAATCTGAGAGGGTTACATCTGCAAGCCCCTCTAATCCAAGCAACCCCAGCGCGTCTGTAGCGAGTCCTTGCGCTGCAATTGCTCCGTAGTGCTGTGCCCACTCCTCTGGGGTACCAATACGCCCGTGATCTTCATTCTCACGTGCCCACTCATTGAAACCACGCTCCGCACGTCCAAGTGCTGCAGACGCGTTCACCATAGCTTCCGCTACTTGATAGTTTCCTCCAAGTAGCTCTGCAGTGTGACCATACCCAGCGTCACTTCCAAGGTATGCCTGGTGAAGTTCACCAACCATACCGTCAATGGTGTTGGATAGGCCGGGCAGAACAGAATCAACTAGTTCATAGAACTTAGCCCATTGACCACCAGTGAGCACTGCCTCTGGTACACCAGATTCATTGTTAACCAGGGTCTTACCAGGGAATACCCATCCACCGGAATCATAGCCCCCGGCGCGGTCATATGCAGCGGACAAGCTGCCATAACGCGCCACAGCGTAGTTCATGGATGCACGGATATTGGACTCTGGATCCCAAATGTTGGTGTATCCAGGATCCATGTGTGCTGCAAATGTAGGATCAATGACCTGCATCAGACCCTTAGATGGAGTACCCGCTGCAGCGTTGCTATCCCAGTTGTTGATAGCAGATGGATTACCGCCTGATTCTTGATCCATACGGCGTAGGACACTTTGTGTTGCCGACTTGTCGAATCCCTTAGCATCCAGGATTGACTCTACAAGTGGCCTCCACTGTTCCACACCTGCACCTACAGGCCCGTTGTACCCACCTCCACCACCAAAGGGTAGCTTGGACTTCACGAAATCCCACACGGTATTGACCATGAGATCCTTGGCAGCTCCAGGGAACTCACCAATTGGCCCTGGGAACTCAGGTGTGGATGGAAGTAGATCCATCACGGCATCCCAAGCGCGTTTAGCGATAGAGGCAATAGGATTACCACCTCCACCACCATTTCCACCAGATACGAACTCACCCAGGAACTTAGCCAGGGTGTAGCGGGTAGGTAGGGATGCTGCATCAGAACCAATAGCAGCTCCACCAATCTGCACACCATTAGATGATCCAGATTCCAGGTTAATACCATCAATGGTGCCTGCCATGTGTGAGTTGGCTCCACCTCCACCATTGTGCACACCAATCGTGACACGTCCAGACAGACCAGGCACAAAACCAAACTGTGAGAAATCAGATTCAGTGTTAAAAATACGTCCACCAAATAGATTTCCACCATTAAGTGACTGCACAATACCAGACCAGAGACCAGAGCAGTCCCAGCTGGGATTACCCACACCACCATATTGATATGGTTTGCCATGCTCAGACTGCAGTGCGCTCAGTGTGCGCTCAATGTTGGAATCAATGGTGCCACCATCTGCGAATGATGCACCCTCTCCCAGCATCCTCTGTACACCTGACACACCACCATATTTGGCTGCATCATTCATGGCACGAACTGCAGGTGCTCCACCCACTGCACGTGTCCACTCAGGGCGCATGATGGATTCACCACCACCCAGGTTGATAGCCATACCACGTTTAGGATCCACAAATCGGTAATCATCCACGCCTGGAGAGAAACCAGGCAGGGTACCACCATCTGCAAAGTGGATCTCATCCAGCTGCTTATCATCCATGCCCACTAGCTTGGCTACAGAATTCCACGCAGGGCGAATACCTTTGTTAAATACGACAGAGACCACCCACTGGATAGGTTCTTTAACCTTATCCTTGATCAGTGACCAGCCTTTACCGATATTGTCAACAGTCTTATCAAACCAGTTCTGCAGGGTGGTAAGCCCATTTTTCAGTGGTGTAAAGACGTTAGAGTCTACCCACTGCCAGACAGACTGGAGACCTTTACCCATAGCATCCCACTTGTCACCTATCCAGGTGAGCACAGGTGATACTACGTTATCCCAGAGATACTGCAGACCAGCTTGGAACCTATCAAATACCTCTGTCTTGATATAGTTCCATGCAGCCTGCATGAGCAGTGAAAGCTGATTCCACTTATTCTGAATCCAATCAATGATAGGGGAGATCACGCTATCCCAGAGATACTGCATCCCAGCCTGGAGAGGTGCGAACACATTAGCCTGGATGTAATACCATGCAGCCTGCATCAGGAAAGTAAGCTGATTCCACTTGTCACCTATCCAGGTGAGCACAGGGGATAGTACCTCATTCCAAAGGTACTGAGCTGCTCCTGCTAGAGCATCCCAGGCAGGTTTAATGATGTTCTCATACCCTGCTTTAATTGCCCAGGATAGAACATTCCATGCCAGCATCATGGGTGTGATGAGGATGGTACCCACTACCAGAGCTACCCACTGAGCAGCTGTGACCAGTGCATCCCAGGCAGGTTTGATGTAGTTTTCATAGCCAGATTGGATAGCGCTGGTAAAGGTATCCCAGCTTGATTTGATCCCATCCCAGGTGCTGCTCCACCACTCACGAATATCTGCAAGCACATCACCTAGTGGTGTGAATACTTTTTCATTGATCCAGTCCCAGCCTGTACCTAGCTTCTCAGTTAACCAGTCCCATCCATCACCCAGTGCTGTGGTGAACTTCTCCCACACAGCTTTACCTGTCTCAGTTTGGGTGAAGAAATACGTGAGACCTGCAACCAGTGCCACGATGCCAGCCACTACCCATGTAACTGGGTTTGCCCACATAGCTCCATTGAGCAGGAACTGAGCTGCAGCCTGTGCCTTTGTAACTAAGGTGAGGCTCTTGATAGCTGAGATGATACCACCTGCAGCCATTGTTGCATTCCAGGCAGCCATACCTGCAGCAATAGATCCAACGCCAATGGCAACTGGCATCAGCCAGCCTTTACTATCACGTGCCCAGGATGCCAGCTGCTCTCCTGCATCCCATGCTTTCATGAATCCATCAGATGCCAGAGATGTGGCTGTGCCCTTGAGTGAGTCTAAACGCCCCTGCAGAGAGTTTTGAATATCATCTGCCACAGCCTGGCTGGATCCGGCGAACCCCTCCATGGAGTTTTCAGCACCTGTGAGAGATTCCAGGAACGCTGGCACCTGTTCAATACCAATATCCTCTAGCTGGGTACCAAATAGTGCAATAGCTGTATTTGAGCGCTCAACCGGATCATCCATACCCAGCAGCTCTGTAGCCACAGTTTGTAGGGCATTCTTAGCCTCATCACCACCTACTGTAATAGCACGTGACATATCCTCTGCAGACAGACCCAGCGCATCATACGCCTCTACGCTGGTCTTGGACATATCAGAGCCACGGATAGTGAACTCTTTCAGGGCATCTCCGGTCTTATCCAGTGCCCATTTACCACGCTCAGAGGCACTAACCAACAGTGAAAAAGCCTCTTCACCTGAGAACCCTAAGTTCTGGAAGTTTACGCCATATTCATTTATGATTTCTGGAAGTTCATCACGCATCTGTGCCGGTACACGCTGCATTGCCGTGGTCATCATATCGGCAGCGGATTCCACATCAGTTGCCAGACCACTAGTAATAAGCTGCCCTGCAGTCTGGGTAGCCTCTGCCATATCCACGCCGAATGTCCTGGTGAAACCTAGGAAATTATCAGCGAGTTCTGCAGCGGTCTGTTCACCCTCTGAACCAAGGTACTTCCACTGAGAGTTTAGAGACCCGATAGCCTCTGCAGCTTCATCTGCGGATCCAGCTAGACCAGTACGCAGTGTCTCACGTACTTGATCCCCAGCCAGAGTTGCAGCATCACCTGTCAGACCAAGCTGTCTATTCATATTTCCCACAGCGGATGATACATCCAGTGCAGATGAGATAGCAGCACCCACAGTACCGATGCCAGCAGTCATGCCAATAATGTTTTTGAGAGATCCACCTAGATCACCCAGCCCAGATGAGTAGGCATCCACATTGGATGTACCCTCACGGATAGAATCGTTGGCCTGATCCTGTGCCCGCTGGTGTTCCTCTGTAGCTTTAGCGTGATTTTTTACAGCGCGCTCCGCTGCCTTGTCAGATGCCTCTTGATCTCGCAATGCCTTATTTACAGCATCTGTGGCCTTGGCGAGATCAAGGGCAGTGGCATTCTGATTTTCCATGACACGTTCCAGTGCCATGTTTTTCTGCCTGGTGTTCTCCGCTGCAGTGGCTGCACGATTCTGTGCTTTTTCCATCTGAGATGCAGCGGACTCCACAGCCTTACCGGATTTAGCCACACCTGCAGCGAGAGCATCTGATAATTCCTTGCCCGCGTCTGCACCAGCTTTTTTGGAAGTCTTAGATAGATTATTAAAGAATCCATCAAAACTAGGCAGTACGGGAACGAATACCGTATCTTGATCCTGCATGTGTAGTTATTCCTTTCATGTGGATGGTGACGCGTACATACTGGTGAGGAAATCAACTGCGAGCGGTTGATCCTCTTTTGCCACATGTCCGATAGTCTTTCCATCATCTGGCTTAGTCCAAGGATCTTTAGGCCACTTGAATTTACCTTTGGCCTGTACCGCAGACCGAACTATTCCCGCTAAGTCTGTAAGCTTGCCTAGCATCTGCCACAAGATGACATGTGTAGTAGTCCACGTGTGCCCATCATTGAGGGCACGCGTGATTGCGTTATCCTCTGGCAGACCTGAGAGCAACACCTCCAAGCGCCGGGCAGTGATACGCCCGGCCATGAAGTCGCCTAACGGATCTCCGCCATACTCCGCGCTTAACGCTGCCTCCGCTGCGCGCGGTTCTTGTAGGATGACGGCCGGGTAGGGTTTGCGTTGACCTGTTCGTTGTACTTACCTAGCGCGGTCTGCAGGATCCAGTTAGAGGAAATACCGGCCTTGGCTGCAGCCTCCAGGAACTCCGCGCCCTGTTCCTCACCCAGCCAGAGATATGCAAACTCTGCTTGCCAATCTTTGGTAGCGATAGTGCGCTCTTCCATGGCATCTGAAAGATCCTGCAGCTCTTGCTTGAAATCATCATCAGAGAGATCTGGTGAATAGCACAACCACTGTTTTCCAAGTGCTTGGAACGGGAACTTGTTGGCATGTCCCGTGACCTCTTGGCGCTTAGCCAAGATTTCATCAATATTAATTTCATTGCCTGCATTGATTGCAGGTACGTTCTTACCCATGGTGGCAGATCCTTTCAAGAATGATGGGTGGCAGGTTATGGAAATACGGGGCCGGGGGCGACCTGCCAGGGAAATATTCCCCGGCCCCTGTGATTAGCTCTTGGTGACAGTGATGGTCTTAGGGTAGCCAGTACCCGTTACCTTAGTGGCATCTACTACAGGTTGGCTGGTCACCTTTTTAATGGTGTAGCCAGCCACTGCATCAGTACCAGTGACAGTAGCCTGATCCTGCCCCTGTGCACGCAGGATAGCCTGCAAAGTGGCACTAGTGGTAGAGGTGGGCAGGTTGGTAGCGGTGCTGGATCCAACGCGCAGATCAAACGTACCGCCCGTGGCACCAGTAAGTGCGAACGCAAAGGTAGCTGCTGCAGTATTTGCATTTACATCAGTAGACCAATCACCCAGGGATGGGGTGGTATCAGACAATGTGGTACCTGCAGTGCCCGGCTTCCAGCCCTCACGGAACATGCGCTTAATGGAGTATCCAGTCTTAGGATCCAGGTTGGCGCGGAACGTCATCTGGTAGCCAGTCATATCAGTCTTAGTGTGGGTAATGTCCCCACGCTCTACAACAGATGCTGCAGGCAGCAGATAGCGACGATGCTTATCTCCCTCCAGGATATCGATGGGTAGGAAAAAGCGGAAATCTTCTGGAAGCTCTGCACCCTCTTCCCAGGTGGTGATACCAGATGCAGCATCATAGGTCATTTTGTCCTCTGGCACGCCATAGTAAAGCGCATTAGCCAAACCACCAATAGACCAGAACGTAGCCTGGAAAGTCATCTCACGGGATGAGATAGATGACTTAATAGGACCAGTGGCCTGCAATGGGGTGAAGCTATTCACCTCATCGTTGATGGTCTCAGTGATACCTGCATCACTGATCCATCCCATATTGACAATAGGTGCAGTGTACGGATCTAGCGTGTTAGCTGGTGGCATTGGGGTGCCATATGGTGCATAACTAAGTGCACCAGTGACACCTAAACGCGACAGCTCAGGGGCAAAGTTAGGTTCTGTTAGATTCATGAATCCAGCCATGATCAGTATCCTTTTCTCTAGGCTATGACTGCAAGTGTTACAGTCATTCCCAATCGCCGAATATGTTCGTTGCGATCAGGTAGTTTCTTAGGGCGTGTCACATCTACCACACTCATGTTGTGCATCCTGAATTGTGACAGATAGTGACGTAGTTCCTGTGCATGTTGTGCTGCCTTACCAGATTTCCAATAGGCAGCTGGTACATAGAGATCCACATCAATAGCGACTAGATCTCCACCTAGTGTGTTCAGTCCACCTAGACGCACATCCGGGCCTGCAGGCTGCAGATCAATACAGGGCAGACGCTGCAGCGGGGCATCGTGTGGTAGCTCCACATACACCACTTGTCCCGCTGCAGCCAGATATTTCACCAACTCTGCGTATGGGTCAATCATGGCAGCTCACCCCTGGCAGCACGTCTAAGTGCGTTGGTGCGCTTAACCTCTTCTGTACCACGCTCTTCTGCAGCAGACGATGACACAACATCCACATAACGCCTGCCACCAGGACGATAGCCAGGTCTCTTAGTGTATGTTGCTTTACCACCATTGGCACGTGATATGGCAGTAGCTCTAGCTATGGTACGATCTGCAGCTTTATCCAGAGCTTGACCTATACCACCTTTGCGGTTAGTCATACGCCACAGTTGCTCTGACACCTTAGGCAGTTTAGCCACGTGTCACCTCCAGATTAGCCTCCACATGATGTACCACATCAGGGCGTAGTGGGTGAGGCCACTTGAGTGGATCACCCTCCACTGAGAGAGTAGACCCAGTGGAGAGCTTCACACGATCACTTGAACGCAGATCCAAATCATGACCAGGGGGAGTACATAGCCACCAGCCACTAGTGATGGTGTTACGTTCTACCTCCCCCTCTGTGGATCCTCTAGGCTGCACAGAAACCAGGAAATCTACAGGTATTTCCTGTGGGTTATCCCAATCTTCTACAGTCTCTGTGGTATACGGGCTAGATGTAACCCCGGCGCGTAGTACCGTGATCTGTTGATTGAAAATAACACCCATGCTGCACCTCCCTAGAGTTGTCGCAATCGGTATGCATCAATGACCAGCCACTCAGATGATTTAGGGGTGATCCCGCTAGATAGCGTGTAGGACACACTGCCCACACTAAGACTTGCATCACCTGTAGCTGTGGTATCTCCTGCACGGGCGATCATCTGCACGATGACACCTAGCAGAGATGGTACATCCTCTAGATCGAACCCATGTTTCATGGTGAGTACAAGAGGCTTAGGAATACGCCACGGTGCCCCGGCTGTTCTGTGATGAAGTGTGATCTCCCCATGTGGGTACGCGTCCATATCAGATGCTGGGATGGTATATCCCTGACACTCTGCAGAGATGACCTCCACCAGATGCATGGTGGGTGCCAGGATGTAATCATCACCGCGGTACGGGATCACCACAGACTCTGTAGCGATAGGAAAAACATGCCAACCACACAGGCGACGAACATTAGCCACTACAGCATCTATGACCTCTTGCCGGGTATCTGCAGGCAGCAGATCCCCCTGTGGTAGCTCACCCAGCAGCTGGGCAGTCAGACCATGTGGGATCATGCGTTACTCCTTTGGTTCCTCTGGATCCTTTGGATCCTTTGGTTCCTCTGGATCCTTTGGTGCAACTTTGCGTGTGCGCTTAGCAGGTGCAGTTGCCTTAGTCTGCGTATCACCAGAGGCACGTGCTGCAACCTCCACAGCCTCTGGATAACGCTCCTTAGCAGTGTCCGGGTCTAGTTGCATCACCACAGAGTAACCACCAGCTACCTTGACACGATATCTGCGCAGCTTAGACATTAGCCACCCACTACAGGCTGTGCGATTTCCAGCTGTACAAATGCCTCAGGGAAAGTAACCATGAGACCTACACGTTCCTCTGCACGCATGGTGATGAGGTTGTTCTCAAAATCATCTACGTTGACGTTAGTCGAATCAACTCGCACACCACCCTTACGCAGGACAGATGCAGCCTGACGGAATGCACCTACCAGTGGCTTACCCATCGCTACAGCTTGAGTCTCCACCACGCGCATACCCCAGACAGATGGGCTGGTGAGCACTCCACCGTTACCGTATGGGCCGGTAAATGGGCCTCCAGCGTAGTACTGCTTGTTAGCGTCCTTACGCAGTACCATATCCTGGTAATCCTTAGGGTGGATAACCAGCGCATCTGCAGCAAATGGGGTGAGCAGTGAAATGTCAGTACGTGCCTTATAGATCTCATCTGCCAGATCTGCAGAATCAGCTACTGCACGATGCTGCAGACCAGGGCGGTTAAGCAGACCAACAAGGTTGTTGCCGGTACCATCACCATTGAGCAGCTGCTTTTCCTCTTCCACAGAGAGATCATAAAGCAGGTTGTTGTTAATCCAGGCAACAACAAACTCCCAATCTTCTGCCATCTCATCAGTGATCTTAGTCAGACCAGCGATCTTAGAGAGGGATTCAGTGCGAATGTCAAAATCAGCATAGCGCAGGTACGGCTTTTTAGCGCCCTCGGCAACAGTCGCAAAACCACCCTCTACAACACGGTTGGCCTTTTCCACCAGATATTTAATAGTGGCATTGGTCATAGGCAGGTTGTTCATGAGATCTGCCACTACCAGACGCTCACGACGCTGGTTGACGATAGCACGCTCATAGGTGGTACCCCAGCCTGGTACCAGATTGGCTGGGGTCTTAGCTGGATCAGATGCTGCCTTAACCTTAGGTGCGTGGTACTCACCTAGTGAGTAGTTGAGACGTGCTCCACCAGCCTGGTTGAGGATACGTTCCTTACCAGTCTTTACCACAAAATCACCAATGGTACGTGCACCCTTGGTCTCTGGCTTGGATTCATCCTCACCATCATCAATGGTGGAGGTTGGGTTAGATCCCTTGAGGGAATCTAGGAACGCCTGGTTAGCCTTGATCTCTGCAGCACGCTCTGCAGATTTCATTTCCTCCGCTTGGAACTTTTCGACGTGTTCCTTAGCGGACTTGATCTGTGCCAGCGCGTCATCAGATGGATTATCCCCAGCCTCTGCGATCAGAGACTTAAACAGGGCAAGTGCTTCTTTAAGGTTCTTAGGATCCATGGTTAATGTCCTTTTCTAGTAGATCCACTTCCATCATGAGGATGGATAGGTGTTTTTGATTGGGGGTGAGTGTTCCATCTTCGGTACGTGTACCGTCTGTGGCACTTGTACCATCCTTGGAACGCGTTCCATCCTTGGCACATGTTGCACACATGGAACGTTGATCAGATTTCACTGCCAAGATTTCAGTTTCCTGATTAGCACCAATTGGCACTACAGAGACCTCATACAGCTTCACCTTGTCGATGGAGTAATATTCCCCATCTTCATCTTCATTCCACGCACCCTTTTGTACATCGAATGCAAATGACATTTGCGACAACCGTTTCTCCTGCAACAGCTTATGTACCTGTGCAGCCTTTGGGTTATCCAGATCTAGCTTGCCTGTGATCTTTAATCCGTGATCATCTTCCACGGCATCTACAACAGCACCGATATTGGAAAAAGGATCAGCGAAATCATGGCCATAAAGTACGGGCAAGACATTCCCTGAATCCGACCACTCTTTTAGAGTGTCCGCAAACGCGCCCTTTTGGACAATATCTCCGTAGGAATCACGATTACCAAACACAGAGGCGTAAGCCTCAAATGTTCCAGACTCTGCGTTATCAGCCTTGACCTGTACAGATGCAGATTTAATTTTCACAAGCTCACCCCCTTTCATGATGTATTTATCCGGTATTTCCGGTGGTGATGCATACCATGCTGATATGGCATCTTGGACTGATTGCGGGGCATCTTCTCGCAGTGCGCGCGCCATGCACTCATCTTGACCAGGATCTAGTACATGGAACACACCACCCGATGCCACCCACCTACTCACTGTGGACTCAGACGGGCTAGAATTAACAACCCACACATCATCTGTTGGGTTGGTTTCTGGATCCAGTAGGTAGCCCATCAGCCCCCGGCGCATTGCGAGAACGGCATCTAGTACAGCCGGGGGTATATCGTTCTTAGTAGGACTGCCTGACACTGTGGTTGCTACAGCGTCGAAATCAAACCGGGGCACGCCGGGCGCTGCATGAGTAGCGACAAACTGACTTTTACCGGATAGTGGCGCACCGACAACCATTCTAAGTGTCATCGTCATCACCACCCGGCGCGTCATCTGGTGGCGCGTCATCTCCAAATGCCGTGTTTAGTGGCTTAGCTAGTACGTCTCCACCCTCAATAGCTGGTCTGTTTTCCATCGCACGAGCCTCATTAACCGTGATCCATGGGGCACCAACTGATTTGTCCATAACTGCAGCTTTTTCTTCAAAGCTAGAGCGTAGTTTCTCTTCAATGTTAAATTCTAGATAGAATTTTTCATTGTCTACACCCATCATGGGCAGTAGGTAGAGATTTAGCACATCTTCAATGATGCGGATCCATGAAGCTAGGTTATCTCCGTACAAGGACTTGCGGAACTCTTTCACGTTGGAGTAGTTCGCATTTTCCAGAGCACCAACCATAGTGGGGTTGACCTGGTAGACCTGTGCCACAGTTTGTAGAGATAGCTTAGCCATTTCCACAACCTGTTCATCACGGGATGATGCATCCATGGACTTCATATCCATACCATCTTGAAGAACCAATGTGCCACCCACATCAGAGGCATCACCACTAAATGAGCGCCTCAACATGGCCATGAACCGGCGTTGGTTCTCTGTATCCCACTTGCCAGATTGTGACTCTGGGGGGCGTGTAATTACACTGCCAATCTTTGGCCCGTTACGCCACTTCTGCGCGCGGTAGAGGGCTGCCTCAATCTGTTCAGACAGAGTATCACGCAGTGACTGTACAGGGGACTTGCCCCGCTTCATTGTGTGTGGGTTGTACCCGCTACGGTGAATGAGTTTGTCCGCTGGAATCTCTACAGTCTCACCCAGTGTGTCCGTATCCACAATGATGGATTCAAGTTCATACTTGTTTGACCACTTGCGAGTACGGATCCAGCTATTAGGGATAGGGACTACTTCAAACCCCCATTCTGTATGGCCTACCACCATCCAGAAAAATTCATCGTAAAGGCACATATCTAGGACTGTGCGTTCTAGCAAGTCATACATGAGCACAGTAGGTGATGCTTGCCTGCATATCTTGGCCACATCGCCTGTGCGTACCCGCTCACGGCCTCCATCTTCCACACGTTCAAATGCTTGTAGTTGGAGGCTTGCGATAGAACGTGCAATGAATGTAGTCACTGTGCGTAGGTGGGGCTGTTCCTCCCACAGAGTACCCACATCCATAGTCTTTGTGGTTGTTTTCAGTGCATCGAAGATAGGCCCCACAAAGTCTATGGGTTCTGGAATTGCCGATACTTTGGGGAGTAATCCGAGTCTCTGAAAGATGCCCATATCCACCCCCTAAAAATCGTAAATGGTTTCATAGTCTGGTTCTGAATCCGGTGTATCTTCACTGGATTCGTCTAGAGGTTTTTCGTCGTACCGTGAGTACGCACTCACTGCCACTTGCTCTGGATTCTCTAGCATCCACCATGCAATGTTCGTCGCAATGAATGGCGCTGCAGGGGCTACTGAATCCTCACGTGACCAGATAAATACATCCCCGGCGCGCTTATCTCGCACGCCTAAGGCTGCAGCATTTAGGCCGGGCTGTGGTCTGTGCATCACCTGTGATGCCATGATGGAGGCAAAATAAGATGTAGTGGAACCGGACATGTCCGGCCCCTGCCACGGTCTAATTTTCAGATCTGGATCTCTATCTAGGATTGCAGCAAGTGAAGCGGATGGTGATCCTTTAGCTTGGATACCGATAGTTCCATCGAACCAATCTGTACCAAGCTTGGAACGTAGCCAGTCTTTCACCCAGTGGTAACCCTGGCGTTGTGCGATCACTTCAACGTGGGCACGACCATCTTCACGGGTGGAGGCGATAGCAATAGATGTACTTCGTCCATCTACATCTACGTCCACTGCGAGAGCTACACGGGAACCAGATGCCCGGCGTGACTCTGGATCTTCCAGAGCTTCCCACGTCTGCGAGTCAATCTTGCCTTGTTCCAGAGTGGTAACCCATTGACAAAGATATTCAGTCCGAAATGAGTTTTCATCTACGGCCTCCCCATCTTCATCTGTGGCCTCTGGATCTACTGCAGCACGAGCTAGAGTCAACATGGACTTTTCAGTACGCGCACCATACCCCAGAGACGGGTTAGCCTGTGCCCAGCCATCTGGATCAAAGATTGAGCAATCATCCGGCGCGCTCCATTCAAACAAGGCTAGTTGCGAGTCCGCTGTAGTTCCACGCTCAATCTCACGAATACAGATGTTGCGCTGTTTGCGTAGCACTACGGATTGCGCGTCACCTGCATTGGAGAAGCCATAAACTTGTCCGCGCTCACGTTCAATGGTGGTAGGTGTGGTGGCATCCCAGGAATCAAAGTTCCTGTGTTCGCGAAGTTCGTCTAGCATAACGAGTTCTGCAGAGTGAGAGCGTCCACCACCACGGTTGGTGGCCACCACTACCCACTTAGGCATAGAACCGAACACGTCCAACGCCTCTGGAACAGGTGCGTAGGCTAGTTCCAGTTGGTTGGATCCGTTAGCAGTGCGCATGTAGGGGACGTATTCTCCCCGCTCCATACGCCATGGCAGCCACTCATTCAAGAACTCATTGTTCTTAGCAAGCTTAAAAGCATCTGCCAACGTGTTTTCCGCTACCGACAAATCCTGTGCAGCTGTAACAATCTCTGAGCAACCATCAATGAACAGTCTCCACAGTCCAAGAATGACCATAACCAGAGTCTTGCCGTTCTGCCTGCCCACCAACAACATGATTTGTCGGAATCTAAAATCCGTATACCCGGTATCTGGATCCAGTTCCAAGGCATGGATGAAGAACCATTTTTGCCACGGGCGTAGCGTGATGCCTAAAACCTCTTCGGCAAAATCAATGACTTGATAACCTAGTGTGGTTTCTGGGGTGAGTTCCCCAAGTGGGGGCGTGTAGATCCTTGCCTCTGTTTTACCAAAAAGCTTTTGGAGTTTTTCCCTATCACCCGACCTGTTATCCAGCTGCGTTGCCACTACCACCACGACGCTTACGGATTTCATCTAGCTTGGAAACACTGGATGGTTTGCCACCCGGCGCGCTAGGTGCAGATGCCATGGCCGGGGCTTTATCAACCTTGGCTGCAGACTTGAGATTAGCAGACTTAGCAGCATCCACCTTTGCCTGTTCAATAATCTTGCGAATTTCAGCCTCACCACGCGGGGTGAGTCCCAGCGCACTAAGCGCATTCATGAAGTGAGGCCCAAGGTAAAGTACTTTGGTTCTATCCTGCCCGGCATCTACAGGTACGCGGTCAATCTGTCGCGCATAAACAAGTGCCATTTCAATAGCAGCACTATATTTAGCGTCTTTGTCAATGCCTGCAGATTGTGCAGCACGAAGTACGGCACCCTCTAGGATTCCCGCACCGTCGAACTCACCACCATCACTCATAGCATATGCCTTTCAGTTAGTCAACTTAGGTTAGCCTAAGTAAAATCGTGTTCGTGCGCGCGCACGATGGGGGATAACGCTCTGAACTGCGGTTATGTGGGGGGAGAGGATAGTTCCGCCCCCTTCT